GATAAGAACGTAATATTTATTCCCAATGATGGTCCTCAAACGGACTTTCTTGCAGCAGGCGAAAGAGAAGTATTCTACGGAGGTGCTAGGGGTGGCGGTAAGTCTTATGCCATGCTTGTTGACCCATTAAGATTTATGCACATAAAGGAACATAGAGCCTTATTGTTAAGGAAGTCTATGCCTGAACTAAGAGAATTAATTGACAAGTCAAGAGAACTTTACCCTAAAGCCTTTCCAGGCACAAAGTTTAGGGAAGTCGAAAAGATTTGGAAATTTCCTTCAGGAGCAACATTGGAGTTCGGTTATCTGGACAGAGATGCTGATGTGTATAGATATCAAGGTCAATCATATACCTGGATAGGGATTGACGAACTTACACAGTATCCTACAGAATTCCCACTCCAATATTTGCAGTCACGATTGAGAACAACTAATCAAAAAATAAAATGCTACATTCGGTGCACAGCAAACCCTGGAGGTGTCGGAGGAAGTTGGGTTAAGAATAGATATCTAGACCCAGCACCTCCTAATAATAGTTTTACTGGTGTTGATGAATTAACAAGAAAATTTATACCAGCACGATTAGAAGATAATCCATATTTAGCATTGGATGGTAAATATGAAAAGATGTTACAATCTTTACCACCAGTTCAAAGAAGACAACTCTTAGATGGGAATTGGGATGTTTCCGAAGGAGCTGCTTTTGCTGAATTTGAATATGATAAACATTGTGTAGCTCCATATGAGTTACCTAAACATTGGCAAAGAATAAAAGGAATTGACTATGGTTATGCAGCAGAGTCTGCAGTTATATGGGCAGCCTTAGACCCAACAGATGAAACCTTAATTGTTTATAGAGAATTATATAAAAAAGGTTTGACAGGAGTTGACTTAGCTAAACTTATTTGGCAATATGAAAAAGAAGATAAGCTTTCTCCACAAGGAGTTTTAGATAGTGCAGCTTGGGCAAGGACTGGCACAACAGGTCCGACTGTAGGTGAAGTCTTAACAACAGCAGGACATAAACTTAGAAGAGCTGATAAGAATAGAATTCAAGGAAAAATACAAATACATGAACGATTAAAATCTAATGAGAAAGGAAGACCAAGATTACAAATATTTAAAACGTGCCCTAATTTAATTAGAGAACTACAGGGAATACCTGTAGACCCTAATAGACCTGAAGATGTAGATACTAAAGCTTCAGACCATGCTTATGATGCATTAAGATATTTAATTATGTCTAGACCTAGAACCCCTAGTGTTTATGAAAGAATGAATCAAGTAAAAAAATGGGTACCTTCAGATAGAGTCTTTGGTTATTAATGTTTAAAATTTTAATACTAGCTTATTTAATAGGAACAAATCCTGTAGAAACACAACGAACATTTCAAATGGAAGAAACTTATTCTACTATGTCAGAATGTAAAGCAAATTTACTTTCACAACATCCTGACCAAACTTATGAAGTAATGAGAGAGTTTGTAACTGATTTAGAATTTAACTGGGATTGGTTAGCAGCAGGATGTAAGAATGATGAAACAGGAGAAACATATATTCTTGAACCTACTTATCCTAAAGGTAAGCCAGATGAATTAAAAGGAATTGAATTAGATATTCGAGAATTAGAAATATGAGATGGAAGAACACGAAGAAAAATGGAGTAACTGGATAGTACCAAAAGAATATTGTTGGCGATATATTTTTTTGTTTATCTGTGTTTTATTTTTTCTTCCTTTAATAACTGGATTAAGATATACCCTTTATGGATATATGTTAAATATAATATGGGCTGACTTAATGTTTTTTATTTGGTATAAACGTAGAAAGATAAAGGAAAAAGAATTAGCTCAAAAGAGAAGAAGAGATAAATATTTTAAAGATAATGAATAATGCCTAGCTATACATTTATAAATAAATTAACAAATAAGAAATATGATAAAATAATGTCATATGAAGAACTGCTTGAATATATTAAAGACCCTGATATTGAACAAGAATATAAGATAAGTCTATTTAGATGTTCTGATAATAATGGTGAAAAAGACCAGATTGTAGATTGGTGTCGAGATAAAAAAATTCATGGAAATGGTAAGTTTGAAACTTATGGTAAAGTAAAAACAGACCAACACAATCATAATTTTAAAGTATTTAAAGATAGGAAGCATTTTAGTGAACCGCAGGAAGATTAAAATAAATACAAAAGCTATAAAAGAAATTGATAGATATCCACTAGTGGAAGTTCATTGGTATGATGTTTGTTCAGACCCTTCATGGCAGACTATCGAAGCTTGTAAGAAATCAAAACTTCCTCCTTGTGTTACTAAAGGTCACTTATTATCTCAAAGTAAAGGTTTAACAAGAGTTTTTGGTGATTATGCTTTAGTTGATAAAGAAACAGGAACGATAGATGAAATTGGAAATACAACTCTTATACCTACAAATCTCATTTTTGATATTAAAGAAATAGTTGACAAAGAGGTTTAAAAAGTGTATTATTGTTAATATATATCAATATTGGAAGGTTTAAATTATATGGCTTTACTACCTGCTGCTGATAGAGAGAATCAACTTATGCAAACTGAAGAAGTTGCAGAAGAAGGTTATGATGCTCTTGTTGGTTTAATTAATAAAAAATTTCAAGCTTGTAAAGATACGAGAAATGATGATGAGAATAGATGGTTACAAGCTTATCATAATTATCGTGGAAGATATTATAAAGATATTCATTTTACTCAACATGAAAAATCTAGAGTCTTTGTTAAAGTTACTAAGACTAAAGTTTTAGCAGCTTATGGACAAATTATAGATGTTCTATTTGGAATGGGTAAATTTCCATTAGTCATTCAAGAAACAGAAGTTCCAGAAGGTATTGCTGAGTACGCACATATGAATCCTCTTAAAGAACAAATGGGGGATGATAATATACAACCAACTCCAACTGTTGAAGGAAATTTAGAATATACTCCTGGTCAACCTATGAGTCCTACTTCTAATTTAGGATTTCCTGGTGATGGTAAACCTTTAGCAAAAGGTGCTACCTTTGATTCTTTAAGTGAAAGTTTCTTAGGTGGATTAGAACCTGAATTAGAAAAAGCTGAATTATCAGAAGGACCTGGACATCTTCCAGAATTCCCTCAAATTAAACCTGCACAAATTGCTGCACGAAGATTAGAAAAACTTATTCACGACCAATTAGATGAATCCAATGGTAATGTTACTTTACGTAATGCTATCTTTGAATCCTGTTTATTAGGAACAGGAATTATAAAAGGTCCATTTACTTATAATAAAACTTTACATAGATATACAGGAACAGGAAATGGTAATGCTAGAGACTACACTCCTGATTTTGTTAAAATTCCAAAAGTAGAATTTGTTAGTGTTTGGGATTTTTATCCAGACCCTAATGCTAGAAATATGGATGAGTGTGAATTTATTATTCAAAGACACAGAGTTAACCGACATCAATTTTTAGATTTAATCAATAGACCTTATTTTAGTAAAGAAAAAATTGAAGAATGTTTAGCTGATGGTCCTGCTTATCAAAAATTAAGTTGGGAACAAAATATAGATTTAGAAGGAAGTTCGACTGGAGATATAGAAAGAAACAGATATGAAATTTTAGAATATTGGGGAACCATTGATGCCATGACTGCGAAAGAACAAGGTCTAACACTAGACCCTGATATAGATGATACAGCAGAAGTTCAAGTTAATGTTTGGATGTGTAAAAATAAAGTAATTAGAATTGTTGAAAATCCATTTAAACCTTTTAGAATTCCTTATCAAGCTTTTCCTTATGAAAAAAATCCTTATAACTTTTTTGGAATAGGTGTTCCAGAAAATATGGATGATGCTCAACAAATTATGAATGGTCATGCAAGAATGGCAATTGATAATTTAGCTTTAGCTGGAAATTTAGTTTTTGATATAGATGAATCTGCTTTAGTTAATAATCAAAGCATGGAAGTTTATCCTGGTAAGATTTTTAAAAGACAAGCAGGAGTTCCTGGTCAAGCAATTTATGGAATTAAGTTTCCAAATACTGCTACAGAAAATATGCAGATGTTTGATAAGTTCAGACAACTTGCAGATGAATCAACAGGAATACCATCATACTCACATGGACAAACAGGTGTTCAAAGTATGACAAGAACAGCATCAGGTATGTCAATGCTTATGGGTGCTGCTTCTTTAAATATTAAAACAGTTATTAAAAATATTGATGACCAATTAATTAAACCTTTAGGAGAATCTATGTTCCAATGGAATATGCAATTCTATGAAGGTGATTTACCAATCGTAGGAGATTTAGAAATTAGGGCAACAGGAAGTTCTAGTTTGATGAGAAAAGAAGTTAGGTCTCAAAGATTAACCATGTTCTTACAAACTATACAAAATCCTGCAATTGCTCCATTCGTTAGAGTCTCAGAAGTTATTAAAGAGTTAGCATACTCTTTAGATTTAAACCCTGAAGAAATAATTAATTCTAAAGATGAAGCAGAAATTTATGCTAAAATAATAGGATATCAAAATGCTAACAAAGCAAATGGCAGCCAAGCTGTCATCCCTGGTCAACAGCCAGGAATGGAAGAACCTGGAGGAATACCTGAACAGAGTGCAGGACCAAACAACACAGGAAATGGCGAAGGCACAGAACCAGCAGCTACTCCACCAATGCCAGGGGAGATGGAATTTACTGGATAGATTAAAGAATCTACCCACACAAGTAAATGATTTAAAAAATAGTGTTGACTAAACACATTTAAATCGTTATAATAACACTAAGGAATAGAATATGGGAAACAAACTCATTAATATGGCTACAGGTGGATTAATGTCTCTACCACCTTATATTAAAGCTTTAGATGAAGAAGATAAAGGTGTTACAGCTTATGATGTAGATACACCTGAATCTGCTAGAAAAGGAATGCCTTCCAGATTACTTTCAAAACAAAGAACAAGATTTTCAAAAGGTGAAGATGTTAAGAAATCTAAACCTATGCCTATTATACCTTTAGACCCTGATGAGATTCCTATTTTAGAAGAACATGAATTAGAAAAAGGTGATATAGCTAAATTAAATAAGACAGAAGAAAGAGTATACAAGACTTTAAAAAAAGGAAAAGAATTAGATTTAAATACTAAAAAACAAAACGAAACATTAAAAAAATTAGAACAAAAGAAAAATAAAAAAGCACTTGGTGGTTACATGGATAACTTTCAAATTGCTGAAGAAGAACCTTTATCTAGAGGAAAAAGAGCTTTAGGTGGAGCAGCAGCTCTTGAAGAAAAATATGATAGACGAAGAGCTTATAGAGCTTTTCAAGAAGGTGATTTAGTAGAAGATGAAATTGTTGAAGAACCTTTAATGGCTCCAGTAGGAATGGAAGAACCATTAATTGAAGATGAGATTGCTGCAGATGATTTAGCTATGGAAGAAGATGTAGCTATGGAAGATGCAGAAAGTGTTTTAGATACTTCAATGTTAAGTGAAGAAGAAGAAGTAGTCGTGGATGCTGCTATAGAAATGTATCCAGAATTAGAAGCCATTTTACCAAAGATGGTTGCAACAGAATTTACAGAAGATGAATTAGTAGAAGGACCTGGAACAGGAACTTCAGATTCAATCCCAGCATTATTGTCAGATGGCGAATTTGTATTTACAGCAAAAGCTGTTAAGAATATCGGCATTGATAAATTAAGAAAAATGATGGCACAAGCTGAAGAAGCTTATGATGCTGGTATGGTTAATCAAGAAGAAACTGCAGAACTTGCAGTAGATGAAACCATAGTATAACAGAATTTAGAGTAGGGTACTCTAAGAATAGACAAGCTACCTTCTAGCAATAGAAGCCCTTGTAGCTTCGTTTAAAACATAAACCCAAATTTTAGCTACCTTCAAAGTTAAAAGAAGCCCTATAAAGGAGGACATATGAAACAAGACGAAGGACAAACTAAGACAGTCGAGGCGAATCCATACAATCGCAAAAAGTATTGGCACACAGAAGATGTGATGCCGAAATCAATACCAGATGCAGATAGTGGACCAGCTCAACCAGACCCTGAGAAGAAGACAGGATTTGATTACGCAAGTAGCACTTCAACAAATAGTGCGAACCCAAATATTTTATCCACTTCTGAAACAGCCACTTCGGATAAGGTCTTACAAGAATCAGCATTAAATGTTGAATCCAAACCTTATACTAAAGTCGACTATAAAAAAAGATATGATGACCTAAAGCGTTATTATGACAGGAAACTTGGTGATTGGAATACAAAAGAAGGAGACCTTAAAGCACAGCTTCAAGCAAACCGACCTAAGTATACACCACCTAAAAGTGCTGAAGAACTTAGTGCTTTTAAAAAAGATTATCCTGACATTTATGGCGTGGTGGAAACTGTATCTCACTTGCAGTCTCAAACTGAGATGAAAGGTTTGCAAGAGGAAGTTAGCTCTTTGAAAAAAGCTAATACAGCTTTATCTCAAAGAGAAGCTCAATTAGAGTTATCGAAACTTCATCCAGACTTTAATCAAATTAAAGAATCAGATGATTTTCATAGCTGGGCAGACTCACAACCCATGGAAATTAAATCATGGATTTATGAGAATAACTCCAATGGTAGACTTGCTGCAAGAGCAGTTGACTTATATAAGAAAGACCGAGGACTTGGATTAGATAAAAAAACCACAGAAGATAATAAGGTTAGTCAAGGTGCTGACTTGTTAGTTAAAACTAACGAACAAATTCAACCACCAACGAATAATCAAGTTATCTTTAAAAGTTCTGATTTCGAAAAGATGTCAGATGCTGAGTTTGAAAGAAATGAGAAAGAAATTCTGATAGCTCAGAGAGAAGGTAGAATTACTAAAGGTTAGTAATAATACTTTCATTTTATCAACCAAACAAAAAGGAGTCATAATATGGCAAATTTTGCAGGTGGTTCAACTACTAACTTTGGTGGTGAAACACCAACTGGAACTCAGGAAAACGCTTTTTGGGTACCTCAAATATACTCCAAGAAAGTTCAAATAGCACTTCGTAAAGCTGCTGTTGCAGAAGCAATCTGTAACACAGACTATATGGGTGAAATTAAAAACTTTGGAGACACAGTTAATATAGTCAAAGAACCACAAATAACTGTAAGTGATTATAGCAGGGGTCTAGCGACTGTTGCTACAGCACTAACAGACGTGGAGCTTGTTCTAACAGTAGACCAAGCTAAATACTTTCAATTTGCACTAGATGATATTGAAAAGAGATTTTCACATATCAACTTCCAATCGGTTGCATCAGACAATGCAGCATACAAACTAAGAGATGCTTTAGACAGTAATGTCTTTACACTTCTTAATGCAGATGCTTCATCTATAGGTGCTACTAGACAAGGAAGTACAACAACACCTGACACAATAGGTTTTGAATCTGGTCAAGTTGACCCTTTAAATGAGATGAGTCAAGCTGCTTTTTTTCTCGACAGACAAAATTGCCCTGAAGAGGGTCGTTGGTTTGTTGGAGCACCTGAGTGGTACGAATCTTTAGCTAACACAGCTTCTAAACTATTATCAGTTGATTACAACGCTGGTAAAGGTAGTCTTAGAAATGGATTAGTTGCAAGTGGTCTCGTTAGAGGTTTCCAAATGTATAAATCAAATAATCTAGCAACAAATGACCTAACAGGTGCTTCACCTGCTGGGACAGCAACTGCTCCTGTGGCAACATGGGGTCAAATGAGTGCCGTTTCGTGTGCATCTCAATTGAAGATTGTTGAAAGTTTAAGAAGTACTACTACTTTCGCTGACATAGTAAGAGGATTACTTGTTTTCGGAAGAAAAGTTCTTAGAACTGATTGTATAGGAAGAACAATTTACGTTATAGCCTAATTTATTAGTCTATACGTTATTGTTAGTATTAAACCTAACATCTAGATAGGGGGTTGCAATATACCCCCTGTCTTTTAAAAAAAGGATTATATATGGAACATATGCAAAAAGCGTGGGCTTATATAGTAGCACATAAAAAAGTTTCTATTGCAGTAGCAGTAGTTGTTGTGGTACTTATTATAGCCACTTAATTTTAAAAAGGAATCCAATGAAAGAAGCTTTAAAAAAGCTTAAGAAACATTTCGCAGAACTTCAAAAGTTAGAAGCTAAAGAAGAAATGATTATAGAAAAAATTGATGAAGCAATTGATGAGTTATCAGATTGCGACCATTCAGATTGTAAATAAGAAGAAGTATTATGGCAAAGACCTATTTAGCATTAACTAATGAATTATTAGTAGAACTTAATGAACCAGAACTTACAGCAATTTCTAGTGGAGTAGGCGTACAAAAACAAGTTTCAAATTGTGTAAATAGAGCTTACTCTGATATAGTAGATTCTGTAGATAATTGGTCATGGTTAAGTACTGCTGAACCTGATGACCCTTATTATGGAAATACTTATATTAATACAGTAGAAGGTCAAAGATGGTATCTTTTAAAAGCTGGGTCAACAGGAGTAGATACTGATTATGATTCAGTTAATTGGGATGCTTTTACTTTATCAACGGAAGGGGTATCAGGAAAAACTGCACCTTATACAATTAGTAAAATTCCTTTTACAACTCTAACAGTTTGGAGAGATACTTATGCAGCAGCAGAAGAAAAAGCTGCAGCAGACTCTTCAACCTATGGTACACCTGTTAGAGTTATAAGAAGTTCAGATGGAAGAAGATTTGGATTATCACCTATACCAGATGGTGTATATAGAATTTATTTCTTTGCCTATGATAGACCAACTGCTTTATCTGCAGATACAGATACAGTTGCATTTCCAGAACAATATAAAACAGTTTTATTAGCAAGAGCTAGATATTATATTTATCAATTTAAAGATAATATAGCTCAATCACAATTAGCATTAGATGAGTATAAAAAAGGATTACAGTCAATGGCTGATAATTTAAATTCACCACAACCACAATATATGTCAGACGTAAGATTTACATATTTGTTACCATAAGGAAAATTTAAATGCCAACACAAGGAGCTTCCATTACAGTTGCAGGAGGTTTAGATTTAGTTTCAAGTGCTCATGCATTATTTAGAACACCTGGAGCAGCAACTATTTTACAAAACTTTGAATCAGCGACTACTGGTGGTTATCGAAGAATAAATGGTTTTACAAAATGGGGTGGAGGAAGTTCAACTAGTCCAAGTGGTACAACTACAGATGCTATAACAGGAATAGTTCCATATGCTAATGGAGTTATTGCTTGTCAAGGTAATAATATTTATTGGAGTACAGATGGTATTACTTGGCTTCAAGTTAATAAAGATACTTATAAAAGTTTAACTGGTACAGTTGCAGTAACTGCAAGTTCAGCAGCAGTTGTTGGAACTGGAACATCATTTACAACTGAATTAGCTGTAGATGATAGAGTAAAAATTAATAGTATTACATATCGAGTTTTATCTATTACCGATAATACAAATTTAACATTAGATATTGAAGTTGTTTCTACTGCTAGTGGTCAAACTATTTATAGAAGTGGAATGATAGCTAGTGAATTATCAGGTGCTACAACAATTGCAAGAACTAATCAAGTTAATAATCAGTTTGCTAAATATGAATCGCAAGGTGCTTATGGAACTTTATATATTGTTGATGATGTTAATAAAATAGCTGAATTTCAAATTACTAAATCAGGTGGTGTATATAGTTATTATTTTGAAGAAGTAGATAGGTCAACTCCAGTTAATCCTTCAAGAGCTACTATTTTTTCAGAACGATTAGTAGTAGCAGGACAATCTGTATCAACAAGTACTGTTGCTTATAGTGGTCGTTTAAAACCTTATGATTTTGAAGCTACTGGTTCAGGAACAATTGATGTTGGAGATATAATTGTAGGAGTTAAAGTCTTTAGAAATACTCTTATTATATTTTGTAAAAATAGTATATTTGAGTTGACAAGCCTTGATTCTGACCCTATACTTAAGTCTATAACCAAAAATATAGGTTGTATTGATGGAAATACAATTCAGGAAATAGGTGGAGATTTAATCTTTCTAGCACCTGATGGTTTAAGAACAGTTGCTGGTACAGCTAGAATTTCTGACGTTGAAATTGGCTCTGTTAGTAGAAAAATATTACCTTTAATAAATGAAATTTTAGATAATATATCAGATTATACTTTATCAAGTATGATTATTAGAGAACGAAGTCAATATAGATTATTCTATCATAATTCAGGTCAAGCAAATTCAAGTCAAAGTGGAATTATAGGAACATTTAAATTTGATGAACAAGGAATTCCTGCTTTTGAATGGAGTGAAACAAAAGGATTGGTAGTTAAAACTTGTACTTCAGATTTAAATACTTCTAATGAAGAAGTTAAATTTAGTGCAGATGAAACTGGTTTTGTTTATTTGCATGATAGTGGAGACAGTTTTAATGGTTCCAATATTGATGCAAGATTTCAAACACCAGATATGGACTATGGTGATAATGGTTTAAGAAAAAGTCTTTACGCAGTTAAAGCAAATATTAACCCAGAAGGAACACAAGACGATTTAAAATTAAGAATTAGATATGATTTTGAATCTACAGATGTACCTCAACCTGGAGAATTTAGTGTTGGTACTTTAAATAGAGCTCTTTTTATGGAAGTGCTTACCGATAATAAAAAAAGGACTGTATCTGAGATTCGCCATCTTATGCACAAATATGGAGGGAACCTTGGTGAAAATGGATCGGTCTCTTGGATGTTTGAAAAAATGGGTCAGATTACTGTATCGACCAATGGCTATGACGAAGATTTGGTTTTTGAAGAAGCTCTTGAGGCAGGAGCAGACGATTTTAGCAGTTCCGATGGTGAATATCTAATCACAACTTCCCCGTCTAAGACGGTAAACGTATCGGATTCCCTTACTGCAAAAGGGTATGCTGTGACCTCTACCGCCGTAGAAATGGTACCAAAAAATGTCATGAAAGTAGAAGGGGATGATGTTAAACGTTTAATGGTATTGATGGAAGCTTTAGAGGAAAATGAAGATATTCAAAATCTATATTCCAATCTTGATGTGTATGATGAAGATCTATAACCTGTAAATGCAATTTATCCTCGGTGGAAACAATACAAAGAGTGATTGGCGTAGATCCCGGATTGAGCATAACCGGTTTTGGAATCTTGGATTATAAGGGTGCGAATATTCAGGTGGTGGCTTATGGCACCATTAAACCGCCGGCCGATGAGGCTTTGCCTAACCGATTAGAATATTTAAATAGCCATATGACCGAATTGTTAGAAAAATTTGAACCCCAGGCTATGGCTATCGAGGATACCTTTTTTAGCAAAAATGTAAAATCTGCATTGCTTTTAGGGCAGGCTCGCGGTGTGCTCTTATTGGCGGCTGCATCAAAAGGGATTTCGTCTGTAGAATACGCGCCTAGAAAGGTCAAACAATCGGTTGTGGGTAATGGGGCAGCGGATAAAAAACAGGTTCAATACATGGTGCAGCAAATTTTAAAAATGGATGAGCCACCAAAACCTTTGGACATATCTGATGCGCTGGCAATTGGATTATGCTATATTAACCAGAATAAATATTTATGAGTTTAATGGATTCTATCACGGGCAAATTGTTTGCCAAAAGTCCTACTGAAGCCATTGTGGATATAAATGGAATTCGCTTTCGTATTCATATTTCTATATCGACCTATGAGAGTCTTCCTTCAGTTGGTAACCCGGTAGAATTGTTGACACACCTGCATGTTAAGGAAGATATTCTCGACCTATTTGGATTTAAGGATTCATCTGAGCGAAACTTGTTTATTAATCTGAATACGATCACTGGAATCGGTCCAAGGTCCGCGATGAATATTTTATCCGGAACCAACCCAGATGAATTTAAAAATCGGATTGTATCTGGTGATGTGCAATCCTTAACTATAATCCCAGGGATCGGTCCAAAAACAGCCAAACGGATCATTGTAGAGTTGAAGGAAAAATTTGCTTCAGATTTTGATGGTAAAGATGAATTGGGATTTATGGAAAGTAATGAATCATCATCAGTAAAAGATGCGGTGAACGCATTATTATCCCTTGGGTATAAACCGGCCCAAATAAATAAGACTTTGAAAGATTTAGAAAAAGCAGGCGATCTGTTCGGTGGATTAGAAGAAATTATTCGCAAAGCATTAGCGAAGATGATTTGAAAAGAATATGCAATACGCAAATCAATTAAACCAATTGGGAACTGAAACAGCATTCGCTGTATCGGCGCAGGCACAGGCTTGGGCTAAGAAAGGCCATAAAGTATATCCGTTTCACTTGGGAGATATCAATCTGGCCACACCTGAAAATATAGTAGAAGCTACTTTAAAAGGTATTCGAGATGGTAAAACGGGATACTGCCCATCGGAAGGTATTTTGCCTTTAAGAGAAGCTTTGGCTCACGATGTAGGGACAAAACGGGGTGTGACATATGGTGCGAACAATGTATCTGTCCAGCCTGGTGGAAAACCAACCATTGGAAAATTTATTTCTGCTATAATGAATCCAGGAGATGAAGTGCTTTTCCCTAATCCCGGTTATCCCATTTATGAATCGCAAATTGAATACCAGGGTGGCCGAGCAATGCCGTATGGTTACATACAAACTGATAAAGGATTTGATATTGATCTAGACAGATTGAAAGCATCTATTACAGATAAAACGGTTGCAATCATTTATAATAATTACCAGAATCCCCTTTCTGCTGAATCCTCCAAGGAAGAAATGGAAGTGATCGCCCAATTGGCCATCGATCATGATCTTTGGGTTTTGGCAGATGATGCTTATTATGAAATGCTCTATGATGGTAATCCACTTTCTATCGTATCTATTCCAGGGATGCAGGAACGAACAGTCATTTTATATACCTTCTCAAAAAAATATGCCATGACTGGATGGCGTGTAGGTGGATCAATAGGGCCAAAAACAATCATTAATATCATTTCAAAACTGAATGTAAATGCAGAATCCTGTACAACTCATTTCATCCAGGCTGCCATGGTAGAGGCATTAACAGGTGATCAAAAACAAGCAATTGATACACACGGATTGCACAACTTAGGTGATTTCTTACCAAAGAAACCAGGCGAAGTAGAGCAAAAAGTTATGAAAGAAATGTTTGAAGCATCTGTAGATGGTCA